GTTTACAATGTCAACGAAGATTCAACAAGAATAGTAGATTTCACCGCGGCTATATCCGGTGACTCTGTGCAACTATCAGCAGAAACAAACACATCATCACATACAAATTTAAGAATATATAGAATAGCACTAGGAGATCATCACGAAACTGTTGCAAACACAAACTCAAAAATAATTGCAACATCTACAAACATAGCATCAAGTTCCACAACACTGGATCAATTTACAAAAACAGATATCAGAGGTGCAAAATATGTTATCCTGATCAAAGATGACACAGCAGGTGATTATCAAATATCTGAGATGAGTTTGCTACACGATGGCACAACAGTTTTCCATGATACTTACGCAGTATCATCAAGTAGAAGTACACCATTGCATAGTTTTAGTGCGGCAATATCGGGTGCAACAGTTACTTTAAGTTCCGCATCAGCCGGAAACACGACAGGTACAGCAATATTATACAGACAAGATTTAGGCACCAAAACAAAGTTAGGAGAATTTGATAACTTCCATTACGGCATCAAAAAAGATATAGACAGTGCTGTAGAAACTGTAGACAGTTTTGATGTGTTTAAATTTAAATCTGCAAGGTACTTTGTAACAATGGAATCTGGATCAGAATATCAGAATTCAGAAGTCACAATGACCATAAATGATGCTGGTACAGACGCAACAATATCTGAAAGTTTTGTGATCACAGCCAATAATACACTTGCAACTTTTACAGCAGATGTGTCAAACGGAAAAGCAAGATTGAGAGCAAGTTGTAATCCCAACACAAAAATATTTTTTGCAAGATTGGGAATGGAAGCAATTAACATTTATAGAGCAAGTGGACAGACTTCAGACGATTTATACATCACACATAATAACTTTAAATTAGAACCGGGTGCATTGACACTGCCAAAAGGTACAACAGGTAATAGACCTACCAGTTCGATAACTGGTATGATCAGATACAACACATCTACAGACAGTTATGAGAGGTATGACACAACAGGTTGGGTGAACATTGCCAAACAAGCAACAGTAACTGAAGCAAGTGGTACAAGTACAGGAGAAGCAACCAGTATTTCTACTTCTGCTGTTAACGTTGACACTTTCGACAGAACAAGTTTCGATAGTGTGTTCTATCAGATGGTCACGTTAGACGAGATCAATAACGAAATTGGTACACAGGCAGTAAGTTTGGTGCACAATGACACTGATGCTTTCGTAGGTACAGGTGGTATTGTGAGATCAGGATCAAACACACAGGTGGCCTTTGATGCAGATTTATCAGGATCAACAGTTAGACTGCGAGGTACAGGAACAGCAGACGTGAACTCGGTCAAGTTTTTTAAAATAGGATTAGGTGATAACACATCGGCATCAAGTTCAGGCAACACAGCATTCATCTTAAACACAGATGTCGACAGTGCCGTAGAAAATTTAGACACATGGTCAGCATCATCATACAGAGGTGCCAAGTATTACATCAGTGCAAATAATGCCAGCAAAACAGAATTAAACAATATAGAATGTCTAGTAGTCCACAACGGATCAGACGCCTTTATTACAATATACAACGACATACACACTGGAAATAACCCATTGGTGTCCTTAACTGCCGACATCGACAGTGGCAGTGTAAGACTGAGAGCATCAGGTAACGAACCCAACACTGCTGTCAAGATGTACAGAGTGTTGTTAAGTGATGCAGAATCAGACGCATCCAGTGACAACACAAAAACAGTTGGACAGGTGACTGTATCAAGTTCATCAACATCTCTAGACACATTCAGCACTGACTCATACAACGGTGCTCACTATGTTATAGTAGGAAACAACAGCACAGAATCAGCGGCCTCGATCAGTGAAGTTTTTGTTGTGACAGACGGAACAGATGCATACGTGGCAACAGGACCGCAAGTATCTACTAAAGGCACAGACCAACTTACATTCACAGCCGCATTGAGTGGCTCAACAGTAACTTTATCAACAGCAAGTACCAGCGGTGGGTCAACAACAGTCAATGGATACAGGGTACAATTATTACGTAACCAGGCGGGTGCATCAACCAGTTTATCTGTTTTAACAACTAACACACAAACAATTTCAGGTGCGAAAACATTCTCAAATGCTGTTGTGATGATGACAAACTTGCCAACAAGTGACCCAAGCAACGCAGGACAACTGTGGAACGATAGTGGTACTTTGAAAATTAGTGCTGGTTAGACAATTAAGTCTAATATAGTCTGTAACTTACCTTTTATACTTTTATTATTCAGAGTATTTCTCAAACCAGCGTGTAGATTTTTTGGCCAACATTCAAAGGCACACCAGCAGTATCCTGAATGTTCACTGTTTAGTTTTGGAATGAATTCTGAATCGATCGCAACCAAGTATGTGTTGAAATAAAACTTCTGATCATTAGATGTGAACATTTCCAAAGGAATTGTTTTTTTAAACTTAGGCGTGTCACCTACTTCTTCTTTTATTTCTCTCTGCAGGCCTTCAAAAGCACTTTCGGAGAAATGTGTTTTACCGCCAACCAGTCCCCACATACCTTTGGTTTTCTTGTCAGTTCTTTGTAATAACAAAAAACGTTTTGTGTTTGTTGCATAAAATAATGCACCTGAACATACTATATCTGGTTTCATAAACTTATTATAACAAAAAAATTAATTAAGATCAAGGAGTAGTTGCATCGATACTTGGATCATATCCACCTGTGTATCCACCCGGTATTACGATGGTCCAGTTACCAGCAGTGTATATTCCTTCATACGATTTGACCCATTCAGTGCCGTTGAACCTGTATTGTATTCCAGTATTCAAATTAGTAACATAGTGTTGTGTGCTGTCTGGATGTGAAGCATCAAACTTTTTGACCCATTTGGCACCATCATATTCAATTATGTCTCCAACACTTGCGACTAAAGTTCCCCAAGTACTGCTTTGTTGGGTAGCAGTCGAATCTCCCAATTGATCTATAATCAAATACCTATCGCCTGTTGCTGAACTAGTAGGTGCAAAGGTTGTTGGGTTGATGATCTTTTTCACTGATGTTAATGTGTTTGCAGGAATGGTGTCATCGTCAATGCTGAACAACAAGATAGTGTCGTCCAATGTTGTCGTAGATATTGTGCCAATAATCTCATTGCCGTTTGGTTGTGTAAGCCTAATTTGACTTGTTCCGTTGGTCACTTTTCCATACTGATCTATAAGAGTTTTCCAGTTGACCGGAGGGCCAAAAGTTTCAAAAGGATCAAAATTACTCGGTTCTTTTGCTCCTGTATAGAATCCAGGTCCACCCGACTTGACGTTTACACCTGTAGTTCCTAACAATCTCAATTTATTTCCTGTAACTAAAAGTCCAAAGTTGTTTGGTGTTATAAAACTTTTCGATAGGAGGTCTCCGGATATTAATCCTTTATTCATTCCGCCTTCATCGTCGTATACACTCATTATAATTTTTTCAACAACACCAAGTTTTTTAACTTTCACAGGTGGTGACAACCATATAGGCATACTGAAAGTCAATGTTGCAACATCAATTTCGGACTCCGTTCCCACAGGTATGGTACGTGAACTGAACTGAATACCAGTAAGTTCTATGTAACTCAAACTTGTCCAGTCAATGTAATTGTCTGTTTTTTGTATCTCAAAATCTGGATTGAATAGATATAAAATCTGTTCTAAAATTTGTAATTTTTGATCTGTATTTGAAGAATATATATCGCAACTGACATTTAACCTAAATGGTGAGGGCATAACTTTTTCGATTGTGTAACCTGCTCCCAACTTGTTAGTGTAGTTTCCGTCTGAATCTATGTCTCTTTGTCTCAAATGTTGTTTTTCTACGTGATAAGGATTTTGCATTCTCTCCCTGTCATAGTTTAATTCTCTAACATAACAGGAAATCCTAGGTGCGTATTGCAGTGCATTCTCGCTGTTGTTCCTAATAATGTTTGCTACTTGTCTAGTGATATCTCCGTACATGGCAGGAACTTCTCTCAGACTTATTTGTCCGTCAGCACGTTTTCCTGTTTCCACAGAAAAATTACTCATGACTCTTATAAACTGAGTTAAGAATTTTCTAACTTGTCCTTCGTAAAAATGTAACATTAATCGTCAGCCTTTGGTTTCAATGCGTTAGATAATGACTGTCTCTGCTCTGTTGTAAGTCCGTTAATTGTGCTTGATGTTGTGTTGTTAACAAAACTTGTTTTAAAGGTATTTCTAGTATTATCGTTCGTAGTAGTTAATCTGATGTTATCTTCTATGCGTACCCATCTGGCACCGTCATATCTAAATAATCTTGTAGGTAAAAAGTCTGTACGTAACCAATAGTCGCCGGTTTCAACATTACCGCTTGGGAATGAACTTCCAAATCTTGCATTCATAGGTTCACCGTTGGGTGCTTCACCATCGCCATCATAATAGAAACCATAATGAGAACTTGCTGGAGTGTCTATTGTTGTGTTAATCTGCTTGTCTCCACTTACTGGATCTGTTGAATTTACGTTGTCTGTTCTAATGTTGCCTCTTTCATCAATGGGTTGAACGTAATATTGTTTGTAATTAAATCCTGATTTAGGTGCATCTGATTCTGCCTGTTCCACAATTTTTTGATTTATCTCTTTCTCTTTATTGAACGTACTCATGTAACTTGCTAGAGATCCTGTGTCTGTTGCATCTCCTAGTATATCTCTGTATTCCTGTGAGTCTACTAGTGACTTCATTTTCAATCTTAATAGGTGTGGCCACCAAGTTTGTGAAAATCCTTCAGCCGCTCTGTTTACATCTTCTATGACATAGTATCTTTTTAAAGCAATTGGTATAGTTTCATCCAATGAATAGTCTTCTTTCATGTGAGGTAACTCTATGACATCGCCCGACATAGGCTTTCTGCCAATTCTTTCTACCACATCATTCAAATGCACAGTTAAAAATAGTGTGTCATTCTGTAAAAACATTCCAAATTGCGATAGGTTAAAATCCTGATCTTGTACATTGTAGATACCTCTAATTTTATAGATATCTGGTGCGTATTTTCTATCTCTGTTCTCTAGGAAAAGTAAATCTTGTATGGTTCTTTCGTTGGTTTCGCTTCCTGCGTAATTAGGTTGTGTTGGAGAGGCATCACCGTCTTTTTGTGTATCACCCTGATCGTGCGGTCCTAGATATTTGTGAAAATGCATATCGGTTCCCCCGACCTGAAACATCTCTTTTATGTTGCGATCGAAGAACTTATAGTCATTGCCTTTCTCAGGCTTAAAAATAGATAAACGTGGCATCGTATACATATTTATAGATAACACGCAAGCCATAAATATGTGTATGTCAGAACTACAAACAGGTCAACAAGAAATATTTGATTACGTCAAGTCTATGCTAGGAGACGGCATGATTGACGTTGAATTAGACCCTAAACACTACGAAATAGCACTGGAAAGATCAATAAACAGGTAC